ATTAAGTGCAGCCCTGGGGCGAGTAAAAGTAGTACTAGACACAAATGATACTATTGATGTCATGGCACAACCGGCTAGCTACAGTATTCAGCGTACTTCTGGTAATTATGTGCAGGCAGTGTACACAGATGCCAACTCACAAGCTCGTGCAGATTGCAATATTGTAGACTCTGTAATGCCGCAGTTTATCCCCAGCGCAGAATGCACAGTTCCTGACATGTATGGTAAAAATAACTTTGTTGGCACCGCCCCAACAAACTGGCCAGATTGGGCACTGACTCCCCAACCGCAAAACTCAATTCAACGAACAGAATTTTTTTCAAGCCACATGCCCACTAATGAGTCTAGCTTAACTACGGTAAAATTTGATTTGGTTGGATATACCGGAACAGTCAAAGTACAAGCAGCTCAAAACTATGAATCAGTTTGGGTAGATGTTAGCGAATCTAGAGAATATATTGGTGCAACAGTAAGTGATTATTTTAATGTAGTTGGATTCCATCCAATTTTACGCCTGGCACTAAACAACTCTATTGGTTATGGAGCCAGCGGCAATGTGCAAGTTACTGATGGTGTAGTTACTGGTATTAGTATTACCAATGCTGGATATAATTATGTAGGTCCACCGCATATACAAATTTTGGGAGATGGCGCCGGAGCCGAAGCCACATGTACTATTAGTGATGCTGGAGTAATTGCTGGAGTTACCATTGTAAGCGGCGGATCTGGATATGTACCACTACAATTCCAAGGGTCAATTGCTGCTACAGCAATATTCACAAATGGAAGAATTGAAAACGTCCAGTATCGTTGATTTAGTGTAACTAATCTGTTATACTACATAAATGTTGGATATCCTAAGCTACCTGCCCGCAAAAAGAAAAAGCAGTCCCAGTGGCTGGCTGAGTTTCAATGCGGTTTGCTGTGTGCATAACGGTAACTCGCAAGATAAACGCCAACGTGGCGGCATTAAGATTACGGAACAAGGCTGGAGCTATCACTGTTTCAATTGCGCCTACACAGCCAGTTTTATCATGGGTCGTACCCTAAGTGTCAAAGCTCGCAGACTACTAGGATGGATGGGTGTGCCAGACAACGAAATTGAAATGCTCAATTTGGAAAGTCTGCGACATCGTAGCATACATGGCATACTAGAAGATAGACAACAGGCCTGGAATCAATTAGCTGGCATCACATTTGAAGAACGAGACCTGCCACCCTTTGCTGAATTGCTAACTGCTGATCACCAGATGCATTGGGACTATGTGCAGGGCAGACGTGTGCCTAAAGACTTTCCCATGATGGTGCAGACGCAAAATGACGGTGTTCATTGGACACGCCCACATGTGGTCATACCATTCACATACGAAAACAAAATTGTGGGATACACTTGTAGATTTTTAGACAACCGACAACCCAAGTTTATTTCAGACAGTCAACCTGGCTATGTGTTTGGCACAGACTTACAGCACAAAGACTGGACTAATGTGATTGTGACAGAAGGTATATTTGATGCGCTGTCAATTGGTGGTGTGGCTGTGATGCACAATACTGTAAGTGATGCACAAGCTCGGCTGATACGCAATCTGGGTCGAGACATAACTGTGGTGCCCGACCAGGATCAAGCAGGAATGGAACTGTTGGATCGTGCTGTGGAACTGGGATGGGCAGTAAGTATACCTAACTGGCCCAAAGGCTGCAAAGATGTTAATGATGCTGTGATTGCCATGGGGCGTGTTGGCACACTGCTAACTATAATGTCAGCTAGAGAAACCAGCCGGATCAAAATAGAAATCTGCAAAAAACAGTGTTTAAAAAGGATTAAAAACTGATATGAAATCCATTGAATCAATGAAGTACTGGCAAGACACCCAGGTTCCTTGGGACTGTTATAGATCTGGAAACTTGGTTTATTTTAGACATTTTAAATGTGCAACCAGCACCTACTTAAAACTTTTTGATGCCACATTACGATGGGAACATACTAACACACAACAGATTGATTGGGAAAAAGACAAGGTGTTTAGCTACATACGGAATCCTTTGCAGAAACACTATAAAGGTATAGTAGAAGGACTGACACTGTTTCCCGAGCTTTTTGACTTTTTTTATCGCACTACAAATACCAATAACTTAGAGTTTTTAGCACAGCTGACCAGCATCGAACCTCACAGCTATACTATTTACAGATTTTTTGGTAAGAATGCTTTGAAGGTTCATTGGATTCCAATTGATACAGCACTTGATCATAAACAAGCAACCTATGATTTTTTAAAACAAAACGGATATGAAGTATCAGAACAAATTCAAGCCTGGTTCAACAATCAGACGCCAAAAAACGAATCAACCGATAAAGAAAAACACATATACAACAAACTAATGGCAACTCCGGTTACTTCTGACATACAACGTTACATTGACTTTGATGTTTGTTTGTATGATTCTATTACAAAAAAACAAAACTTTGAACCACGTAATTATCAAAAAAGAATTTTAGAATTAATGTCAAATGGAAAATCCCAGATTGAGGCCGAATCTACCGCAGATTTGGAAGTGTCCTCCGGACAATATTTGTTATGGCCACACTAAAAGGAAAAAACAACTTGTTAAAAGAATATGGACTTGATGTCCAAAGACTATTTCTAGAGATGATGTTGGAAGACGCAAGTAGTTATGTGCGTGTTCAAAACATCTACAACCCGCAGAACTTTGACAAGAGCTTGAGACCTGCGGCCGAGTTTATTAAAGAACACTCGGACAAACACAAGACACTGCCGGATCGCACACAGATTTCAGCCACTACTGGTATTAAATTGCTGGCCGTGCCAGACTTAAACGACGGGCACTATGAGTGGTTTATGACTGAGTTTGAAGCGTTTACTCGCCGCCAAGAACTTGAACGTGCAATTTTAAAATCAGCAGACTTGCTGGAAAAAGGTGAATATGATCCAGTTGAAAAGCTGATCAAAGATGCAGTACAGATATCACTCACTAAGGACATGGGCACAGACTACTTTGCTGATCCTAAGGCTCGCATTGAAAAATACTTTAACTCAGGCGGCCAAGTTTCGACAGGTTGGCCACAACTGGACAGATTGTTGTACGGTGGCTTCAGTCGAGGTGAACTAAACATCTTTGCAGGCGGGTCGGGATCAGGCAAGAGCTTGGTTATGATGAACATTGCACTGAACTGGCTACAGCAAGGCTTGAGCGGTGTTTACATCACACTAGAGTTGAGTGAAGAACTCACAAGTTTGCGAACAGATGCTATGTTAACAAGTATGAGTACTAAAGATATTCGTAAGGATATTGACAGTACGGAACTCAAAGTTAAAATGGTTGCTAAAAAGTCTGGACAGTACCGTGTTAAAGCATTGCCTGCGCAAAGCAATGTTAATGACATCCGTGCATACTTAAAAGAAGTGCAGATTCAAACTGCTATTAAAGTTGACTTTATCATGATTGACTACTTGGACTTGGTTATGCCGGTAAGTGCTAAAGTTAGTCCCAACGACTTGTTTGTTAAAGACAAGTATGTGAGTGAAGAGTTGCGTAACCTAGCAAAAGAGCTAGGAATCTTAATGGTAACTGCATCGCAGTTAAACCGAAGTGCTGTGGAAGAGATTGAATTTGATCACTCACACATTTCAGGTGGTATCAGTAAAATTAACACAGCAGATAATGTGTTTGGTATCTTTACAAGTCGTGCCATGCGTGAGCGTGGCAAGTATCAAATACAATGTATGAAATCTCGAAGCTCGACCGGCGTTGGTCAAAAAATTGATTTGGAGTATAACATTGAAACTATGCGCATTACTGATGAAGGCGGAGACCAAGGAACAGGGTACAACAAACCCCAAAGTTCCATTATGGATTCAATCAAGGCCCGGAGCCAAGTCAAGGCTGCTGACACCCCAGAAGAAAGCTCATCAACAAAATGGGAGCGACCCACAGGAACCCCTGCATGGGAGCAGGGGCCTAAAGTAACAGCAGATGTCCAAAGCGCAAAGCTAAAACAACTGCTGGGTCAGATCAAAACGTCATGACCGATATTTTTTGTCCAATGATCCATGGTGGATTAAATGTTGACTTAAAAGCAAACGATTCTAGCTTAGGGTACAATCAGTGTTGTCTTAGCACTTCACCGCTGACGGTTGCTCAGTCAAATCTAGTAAATTGGCAGGCACCAATCTTAGAAAAATACCGAGAAACCAACAACAACAACACCTGGCTCAGCGGCTGTTGGCAATGTGAAAATTTAGAAAAAGTTGGTGTAAAAAGTTTTAGAAAATCAATGATTGAAAAGTTTGGTGACGGGAAAAATTTAACTGGCCCCAAGCGAATTGATCTGTTGTTTGACCGGAGTTGCAATCTTGCCTGTCGCACTTGCGGTCCACGGTCCAGTACATTCTGGGCCAAGCACCTTAAAGATAACAATTTGCCGGTAGTGGACCAACAAAACACCGACAATATTGACAAAATAAAAAACATTCTTAAAAATTTAAATCTTGAAAATGTAGGCATGATACAATTCTGCGGTGGAGAAACGTTGATGGGAAACACCTATTGGCAAACCGCAGAGCTGTTGGCAGAATTGATTCCTGATGCAAAAAACAATCTTGAACTGGGTTTCCAAACCAATGGCACACAACCAATTGACCCCAAGTGGTTTGATCTAATAGAAAAATTTAAGCTAGTCAAATTGATGATCAGTATCGATGGCGTTGGCGATCGGTTTGAGTATCTACGCTGGCCAGCAAGTTGGAATCAAACAGTTGACAACATACTGACCTTGCGAGAAACTTTACCTAGTAATGTGATGTTTTTTGTACAAGAGTGTACAAGCTGTCTAAACATGCACTACTTCAATGAAGTAGGGGATTGGGTCAAGCAAAACTTTACCACAAATCGAGAAGGTGATCGAACTGATCATTCTACACAGCTGGCTTTTCATTCTTATTTAAATGTAAGAAACATCACACAGGAGTATGTTGATGCCTTGGCTGGAACACCAATGATTAATGCCATTGGATCAGACTGGCAAGAAAATCCAAACACTATTGTTCAGTTTATAAAAGAAACAGAAAAATTTGATAAAATTCGAGTACAGGATTGGAAAAAAACTTTTCCCGAAGTGGCTGAATTTTATCGCCGTTACTTGTAATTAAGCGTTTACCGCTTTGATCACAACAAAGTTTAGTACTATGGCTTCACTAAGTGGTCCAGCGCTCATGTTTCCTACTGAAATTCTACACGACCCAGCTGCTACAGCGTCTACTTGAACGTTGTATGCACCAGCAGTTGCGCCAGAAGAAATACAAACATACACTACGTCGGTAGCAGCAATCACGCTGTTGGTCAATGTAAAGCTGACTTCAGCTGCCGCAGACAATGCAGCATTGTTCAATGTAATCTGTCCGCAACGCTTGTTTAGTGTAACGCCTGTTGCTTTACTAGTGATCTGGGTAACAGCGCCGCCTGTTCCTGTTGAATAACCAACAGCAGATTCTGTGCTGCCCAATAATGGTCGATTTAGATCATAGATAGTAATAGTGGTTCCGCCGTCAACTGTGCTAAACTCAAACTGATATGTGCCTATGGCAGCAAACGTAATTACATTTGACGCATAACCTTGAATACCTGTGGTGCCTAAACTAACCGCAGCAGGCAAGGTTAATGTATGTGCAGTGCTAGTAACATTTAAGGCTAGTTGAACAACGCCTTCACTACCGCTAGTGGGCATATTTGTAAAACTTAGGCTTACGGAGCCTGTTGTGGAAATGTACTGATATTGTCCGGCGCTGTAGTCAATGGGAATTGCCCCCGATGTTGCAGTAAGCGCAACATAGGTGTAGCTGACATCTTGTAATTTAACAGCATATAACAAATTGTCATTCATGTTGTTGTCTAGCGTGGTGCCAGTTAATGCTTGTTTGAGCACAACTTTGCTTTGCAAGTCAGTAATTTCGTCTTCTGCGTACTGGAAATTGGTTTTGATATTGGTGAAATTATCACGCATACCTTGTGTGTTGTTGGGTTGCCCAGCAACTGGGTAATTGCCGTCAATATTATTTGGGTTAATGCTACTGGTCATTGGGTTCCTTGTGCTATAATAAGCGTATTAGATATTTATTGCTAATGCAAAAACGCTAAATAATCCAAAGGCCCCTGAGCAATGCAAAAAAAGACCCGTAGCCTATTAGAAGAACTAGACTCTATGTATGTAGAGCGTGACCGTCGTCTAATAATTGAAACCAGAGCAGACAGCATTATTGCTAGTGCTATTAGATTAGTAGAGCAAATTGAAGCAGAGTTTGGTCCAGAGCAAGCGGACAACCTCACACGCAAATTACTCAATGCTATAAGAACAAAAGATGCTGGAAAATTCAGCCGATCAGTGAGACGAACAAATGCAGATACATGAACTAACACGCAGGAAGCCAGTAAAAGAAGCTATTGGTGGAGCTCTTGCAGCCATTGGTAGCGGTATTGCCAAACAAGTGGGCAAGCAAGTCATGGACAAAGTGTTACCTGGTGCTGGCGAAGTGTCGGGACCGGCTCAAGACAGAATTGGTGCATTTAACACAACCATGCCCTTGGTTAAAACTCTGTCA